TCGGCTCCGGCACCCTTTCCGAAGGGATGCTGTTCGGCCTTGAGCGCATGGCGCAGGACACGGCGCTCATGGAACACCTCGGCCCGAACGCGGAAACGAATCTGGATTGGATCATTTCCGAAACTGCGAAGCTGCTGAAAGACCGCGACCCGGCTGAGCTGACCCGATTTGACAACAAGGCCAAGTGGATCAAACGGGCTCTGTGGCCGAATATCACAGGGGAAACCCGAGTCCCGGAGCGGCACATGCTGGCGCAGGTGTCCAGCGGTATGCGGGCCTGGCAACAGATGTCCAAGCTCGGCGGCGCAATGCTGTCGGCCATCCCGGATCTGGCGTTCTATGCTTCAGAAGTTCGCTATCAAGGGGGCAGTCTGTTCTCTGGGCTATCCGACGCATTGACTTCGCTCGGCCGGAATACGTCCAAAGCCGAGTACCTGAGTATGATGTCAGATATGGGCATCATGGTAGATTCCGTGCGGGCCGGGGTTGCCGCCCGGTTTGACGTATCGGACCGATTGCCGGGGCGGGTGGCCAAGACCACACAGTTGTTCTTCAAGCTGTCCGGCCTGCGCTGGTGGACGGATCAGCTACGCAAAGGCGCGGCGCTGACTTTCGCCAACCGACTTGCCAAGGTGACTTCGAGCGCGTGGGACGGACTGGACGACAGTCTCAAGCGCGTGCTCGGCATGTACGGTATTGAAGCGGACAAGTGGGATTTGCTTCGGGGCGCAAAAGCTCGAGCGATGGACGGCCGCGACTACCTGGTGCCCGAAGCGTTGGACGACGTGGCGGACGATGCCTTCGCCGCGTACCTGCAAAAACGCGGCATCAACGCCACACAACGGCGAATTGCCGATCTCCGGCAGGAGGTGAAAGCAGATCTGCGCAATTTCTACGCGGATCGAGCCCAGATGGCCGTGATCGAGCCTGACGCCAAAACGCGGGCGTATCTGCTGCAGGGCACCAAGCCCGGCACTTGGAGTGGCGAGATCATTCGCCATTTGATGCTGTTCAAATCATTCATTGCCACGGTGGTTCAGAAACCTCTGGCCCGAGAACTCCACGGGCGCAGCCCTGAAGTTGGCGGGGCTATGCGGCGGCTTATGACCAATCAAAACGGGGAGATGTCCGGATTGGCTACGCTGATCGTCGTCAATGGCGCACTCGGATACCTGGCGATGTCTGCTAAGGACGCCGTGAAGGGCCGCGAGCCGCGTGACCCCAACAGCTATAAGACTTGGCTGGCCGCCCTGGCGCAGGGCGGCTCGATGGGCATTTACGGCGATTTCCTGTTCGGCGACATGAAAAACCGATTCGGGGGCAGCGCCATTTCCACCTTGGCCGGGCCGACTGCCGGCACTTTTGATAGCCTGGTAGATATCTACCAGCGGATGCGCGACGGCGACGATGTGGCCGCCTCCGCATTCCGCACGCTGCTGAACAACACGCCGTTTCTCAATTTGTTCTACACGAGAATTGTTCTCGATTACTTGATCCTGCATCGGATCAGCGAGGCATTGAACCCGGGCTACCTGCGCCGGATGGAGCGGCGGATCGAGCGAGAGAACGAGCAGGAATACTGGGCGCCGCCGTCCGAGCACATCCCTTACGGTGGCTTTTGAGATATGGGATAATGGCAGTATGGGCGATATGCAAGGCAAACCAACTTACGACAGCCACTGGCACCTGGACAAGCGAGTGTCAGTCGGGCACATCCTGACGACGCTTTCGGTGGCGGTGGGGGTGATATACTACGCATCAACGATTGAGACCCGACTGGCCGAGTTGGCCGGCGCGGACAGGGTGCATGATGCCAAGCTCGAGGCCGTCATGCAGTCCCAAACTCGGGGCCAGGAGATGATTACTGACCGGCTGGACCGGATGGAAGGTAAACTGGACCGATTGATCGAATCGAGGTGAGACATGGCTGAGAAGAAAACCCCCACCAAGACCCTGACGAAGGACGAGCAAACCGCACTGTCCCGGTATCTGCTGGGCGGCGGATTGGCCAAGAAGGCGGCAGACCTGCTGCTGGGCCGTAAGAAACAGCTGGAAAAGAAGATCAAGGACTCGGGAGGCTAATCCACCATGACCATCTCGACCGAGGACTATCGCATCACGTATGCCGGCAACGGCGTGACGACCGCCTTCGCGACCGGCTTCGAGTTCCCGGCCGACAGTGATCTCGTGGTCGTGTTGGTCTCCTCCGACGGTACGCGCACCACCCAAACGATCACAACGGATTACACTGTGGCTGGGGCGGGTGATGCCGCTGGCGGCACGGTGACGATGGTGACGGCCCCCGCCTCTGGCGAGAGCCTCGTCATCTACCGGGATGTCGCCTACACCCAGGCCACTGACTACGTGGCGGGCGATCCGTTCCCTGCCGAGACCCATGAAGATGCGCTGGACAAGCTCACGATGCTGGCCCAGCAGAACAAGGGCAAGATCGAGCGTGCCTTGCGGTTGAGCGACGCCGATGCCTCTTCGGCGTCCGCGGAGTTGCCGACGCCGGAGGCGCTCAAAGCCTTCCGCTGGAACGCCGGGGCCACGGCGCTTGAGGTGGTCACCCTGGAAGACCCCGCGGGGTATGGCACTCTGCGTAGCGACATCACCGCGGGCAACGTGACCACCGCTCGTGGCTGGGTCTCGGCCGCATCGGCCACATATGTCAGCGGTACGCAGTTTAAGCGCACCGGCAACTACACGGCCAGCGCGTCGGCCCTTGAGGATCAACTGTACGAGGTCGGGGGCAGAGTACGGGCCAACGGTACATCTACTGGAACCATCACGGGGTTCGTCACTGCGGTGGACTATGGCGTTACCGAAGCCGGGCACACCACCGTAACGGTGGCCTGGGATTCCGGCTCTCTTTCCAACGAGGCGCTGACGGTGTGGGCGGGGGCGGCGGGTGTCGTTGGTACGTCACTACCCGTAGCAGTCGTCATTACCTCTATATCGGATCTTCGCGGTCTAACCTCCGGGCAGACCGTGTATCTCCGTGGACACACCACCGTCGGGGACGGTGGTGAAGGTCTTTTTTACTTCGTCTCCGGTGCCTCAGCAGGCACCTACGTCGATAATGGTGGCACTATTATAGTCCCGACCGGAGGGAATGGGTCGGCAGCTTGGTTGCGGGTGTATGGCCGGGACATTAGCGTAAAATGGTTTGGTGCGACAGGCGACGGCTCTACAGACGACTCAACGGCTATTCAAAACGCCATTGACTTTGCCGTGGATAACCCAACGACTGCGCCCACCGGGATTTACTTCCCCGCAGGAACCTATCGCGTCACGACTAAGCTCACAAAGTCTTTAGCGGCGCAGAACAAGCGAGTTCGCATTTATGGTGAGCGTGGACGAAGCACGATTAACTCCGAAGTGACCGGGGACCGCACGTTGGAATTAATCGATGCGTCGTTGGTAACAATCGAGTGTTTGCGGTTTACGGGAAACAGTACGACGGGCGCAGGGGGTAACGGACATGCTGTCGCGCTAGTGGATTCTGCCGTTGGCAGCGGCACCTACTATCCCGCCCAATGCGACCTTCGGGACCTAGATATCGAAGGTTTCCGAGGTAATGACACGGATGAGGATTCTAACACCATCGTCGCTTCCGGGATTTACGTCGGAGCCGGTTTAGGAAACTACTTAGACCGTTGTCGTGTAGACGACTGTGGACATGGAATTTTCTTCTACAAGACCCAAAACTCACATATTACGCGCTGCGTTGTGGACGACGCCGATAAGTGGGCAGTGCGCTTTGAGCAAACGCAAGATACGTGCTCAGTATCCGATAGTGACTTAGTTGGGTCTGGCGAGAATCTAGGAGTCTACTCTGAAACAATTAGCGGCCAAACCGCTCCATATGGATCGATATTAGTCCATAGTACTTCCTACGCCGTCAATATCAATAACAACAAAATGAAGAACGGCCCCGCAGGCGTCACAATTGTCAGCGCCGACCAGGTTTGCATTGACGGCAACCATATTCGTCCTCGCGACAAAAACGACAATGGGTTCGCCGGGGTTTATGGGAAGCTAGCAAAGCTAGTTTCGATAAAGGATAACAACTTCTTTTTCGTTGGTGGGGCCGGGCTCAACTACACCGGCATTAACTTGGATGCAGCGCAAAACACTTCCGAGCTGACCGCTATTATCGAGAATAATCTATTCGACCACGCATCGACCGTCGATGAAGACATCGTGATCGACGGGAATGGCAGTTCTAATGATGTTGTGGTATCCATTGTTGGTAACAAATTTGGTACCCCGACGCGCGCTGGCGGACCGACTGTCACCGATTGCATCAAGCTAACAGCGGGAACGTATCACGGGCGAGTACAAAGCAATCAATTTATCGCAGGAGATGACGGCACCAATGCCCACACAATCACCGACGCACTGGACATCAGCGGCATTACGCCGACCGAAGAATTGACGATTGAAAGCAACGCCAACGCGACATATCTGTCCGGCACATTGACAAACCCCTGCGGCCTCTCACGAGAATCTGGCAGAGAAAATAATACCACCGACGGTAGCGGCGACTTGACAATTAGTCATAACCTTGTGAAATCACCAGTGGCGATTACTACCGGCATTCAGGGGACGACTGCATATCAAGCTCAGGTGCATACTCTCGGCGCATCGTCCTTCAAGCTGAGAATCTTCGATGCTACTGGCAGCGCCGTCACATCAACCGCAGTAGTAGCGAACTGGTCGGCTCATATCTAACTACAGTTGTCCCGCCCTTTCACGGCGGCGACGGGGGTTCGACAGCGACACATGAATGCTGCGCTGCGCCCAGCATCGTCTGAAGCAGAGTGGCCGTGGCTTCCACAGCCTCTCGTTGCGGGTCGTCCATGAGGTGTGCGTAGCGGGCGGTAGTTTGCGTATTCCTGTGGCCAAGTAGCTCTCCGATGTGATTCAAGCTGTAGCCGGCCGCCATCGCCGCAGACGCGAAGGTGTGGCGCAGGTCGTACATGCGTAGACCCGGGCACTGGGCCTCCACCCGAATACGCCGCCAGAGACGTTTGGGCGCGGTGGCGAAAGTGAAGATCCGATCCGTCGCCTTCGGCAGACGGGACAGTTTCTCGATCACGAACGCCGGCAGGTAGATCGTGCGAGCGTCCCCAGTATACTCTGCCTTGTGCTCGGCCAAAGTGATGCGATTGCCCTGCAGGTCATCCCAGGTGAACCGCAACACCTCGGACGGCCGAGCGCCGGAAAAGATCAGTACCCAAAAGAATGCGATCTGTTCGGGGAAGTGCGGCTCCAGCCCGACCAGCGTTTGCGCCAGCCGCTGAGCCTCCCCGTCTGAGCGCACGTACCGGCGCCGCTTGCGCTCCGGGAACCGTTGCACATGGCGACAGGGGTTTGACCGCTCGGGGCGCACCTGCCACTGTTCGGCCAAAGTGAACATCTTGGAGAGCAACGCCAAGAGCCGATTGGCTTGATACGGTTTATCGCGAAGGCTGTGGTGCAGCGCCGCGATGTCCTCGTACTGCACTTCTGTCGTCTGCAAGCGGCCGAGCTTCGGCTTGACGTAAAGATCTATCAGGTTCTCGTCGTTGGCCTTGGATTTCTTGCCGACGGCATGTTCAAGCAGATAGCGATCAGCCAACTCCGCCACCGTGCCCGCGGTCCGGGCGGATATGCGCGCCGCAGCGGGATCTTCGCCCGCCGCCACGGCCGCCAGCATGGCTTTAGCCAACTGCCTCGCCTTGGCCAAAGATAGCACATTGGCATCGCCGAGCTTCGGCCTGCGCTCTTTGCCGGCCCGCGTGCGGTAGTACATATAGTAGGTACGCCGCCGGGGGAACACCCGCAGATGCAACCCCGGCACTGTGGCGTCGCGAAGAACGGCGCCCGGAGGCGCCTTGGCGATGGCTTGTTCTGTCAGTTTCATGGCACAGAGTCTAGCGGACTTTGCGGAAAATGCAAGAGCTATTTCAGTTTCCGTATGTCCACGACGTGACGCTCGACTTCCCCGCCTTCCCGCTCAAGCACGATCAGAGACATATCCCGCCCAGCCCGATAGCCACTGGCGTTGTGCCAGGCGTCTCGGGCGGCAAGGGTGCGGAAGCTTTCGGCCGTTACGCCCGGGAACTCGAACACCCGCCGGTGGTGGACGTGGCCCGTGTACCAGTATCGGTGGGTAGCGGCGCCCCAGTCCTCCGGGCGGTCCGTGGCCATGATGCCGGGCAAAGCCTCGGGTTTCACCATATCCCCGTGAGTGGTCCCGATCAGATTCTTGCCGAAGCGGATATACCGGAATGGGCATACCGATTTGTCCACCTCGACGCGGGGTTCATCTGAGTAATAGGCATCCAGAATCAGTGACAGCGACAATGAAGTGTGCTCATCGTGATTGCCCGCCACGTTAATGACTTTCACCGCATCGTGGTGGCGTAGGGCCATATCAATGCAATGCCGCATCGTCTGGACTCCGACGCCGAGCACCTTGCCCCAGCGGGTATCCACATCCAGGGCGTGCCCGGAGCGCAAAGTGCGGTTCTCTTTCGTGTCCGCATGGAAGAAGTCGCCCAGGTTCAGCAGATACAGCAGACCGGACCTTGGCCCGCTGGCCACCAGCCGTTCGATTGCCCTTTTCAACTGGCGTTGCGCTATCTCAATGTCAAAATCGTCGCCGCTCTCCTCCGCCCAGGCGTACATGCCGAGGTGCGGGTCGCCCATCGGGATGACAGATATCAAGTGGGCGGAGGTCTTGGCCGGAGCTTTCACGGGCTTGGCTCGCCCGGGGAACCCTTCGATGACCGCCTGTACCATCTCCTGGTACAGCTCCAACTGCCGCTCACGGTCCTCGGCGGACTTTACCCACTGCATCAAGACGTTGCCTTGGGAGTCGACCAGCGAACTCACTCCGCGGATCTTCTGGCCATCTGGCACCAGATGATTCCATCCGTGCTCTGGGCTGTACCCCTGTTTCGCAGCACGCCATTTAAGCACGCGCATCTGTTTGTCGACGGTTGTGCGATTCCGTCCGAGTTCTTTCGCCGCTTGTTGATTCGAACCCGTGCGACGTATCGCCGCGATGAGCTTGCGCTGGTGGTCCGTCGTGGCGAAAGTTTCGAGGACATCTAATTCCTCGGCAGTCATTGGCCGACCTTTAGGCATTCCGCTTCTCCCAATCGTCCCGGCAGTCGGCGTCGCACCAACGCAGCCCTGCGGCCAGCGGCTCACCGCACTCCAGACAATACCCCACGGCCTGCGGACCTTCAGCCTGTCGCTTGGACACCGCGATGCGGCGATGGAACTCGGTAATGGCGTCTACGCGGGCATCGGCATTCGACGCCCCGAATTCAAGATCCGACAAATCAATATGTGTCATGACATTTTCTCCTCGATGCGATGGACCCACGCCCCGTCCGTACCGGGACGGGCGCTGGACTTCAGCGGACACTTGTACTGGTTGGCCACCGTGTAGGCATGGTTCCTGGCGGCGATCCCGGCCAAGCGAAGATCCAGCGCCTCGTACTCCACCCGGTGCGGGACCAGAATGGTTGCGACATAGCGTTTCATTTGCGATACCTCCTGCCTTGCCAGCCTTCTACTGCAATGGGCAGCCCTTTGGCCCACACCGGCACCTGAGCCATTAGCTGCTCGAACTCCGCCAAATCGACCTTACCGATGGCGGATTCCACCACGATTTCATCGTGGACGTGCATGACGATTTCCATCCCGGCTTTATCGACTCGCAACAGCGCGTCCCGCAACACGTCCCGAGCCACCGCTTGCGTCACGTTTTCCGCCAGCTTGCCGCCGTAAGTGAAGATGACCGTCCACTTCTTCGTCAGGCTGTTCACGCCCTTGTACTGCAGGGCCTCTTTCTCCGCGCCCCAGGGCGTCATTGTGCGCACAATTTTCGGATAAGGATAGCAGAGGGCGCGTTTACTGGGCAGCACCGCCCACAAAAACGAACCATCTTTGATAAACGTGATCCTGCCGGCACGAAATGGCTTGCGGGGGGATTTGACCGCCGAGATGGCCGCTTGATTGAGCGCCGGCCAGAAGCGGGCGATGCCGGCATGCTTGGCGCGGAACCGCTGTTTGATGATATCGCACGCCATCGCCGCCGAAACAGACAATTCCTTTCGCATTGCCGGGTTCTTCTGGAAGTACAGCTCAGCTGATGCGGTGGCGTTTTCCTTTTCCTCGGACGTGGCAGTAGGCAGCACGGCTCCCGCCACCGCCTCCAGATCGATACCGTAGCCGGCGGCCGCTGTTACCCAGGCCCCGACTCCGCCCTCGTAGCCAAGCTGCAAGATCGTGACTTTGCCGACTTGGCGCTCATTCGGATCGGTTTTCTTGGAAATCTCGCGGGCGTAGATGTCCGATGCCATGAGGCAATATGGCTCCTCTCCCTGGCCTGCGTCGAACGCGCGGAACTCATCCAGGGCGGGTTCCCACTCGGCTAGCCACGGCAGCACCCTGGCCTCGATCGCCGCGTAGTCGGCGGTGGTGAATTCTCGCCCTTCAGGGGCGCAGATCATCGCCCGGATGGCCCAGGACACGACATCAAACGGCGTGCCGAACAGGGCGTCCAGCAGCCGCGGCTGATCGATTACCTCCAGCGCCGCCTCGATGTCGGCGTGTCCCATGCCGGGCCGGGGGAGATTCTGCGGCTGCAGCGTGCGCCCGCCCCAGCGCCCCGTGCCGGCCGCATGGTACTGAAGCGTATTGCGCACCCGTCCGTCCGGGCCCGCCACATTCTGGATGGCCGTGAGCTTGGCCGTGCTGGACTTGGCTGCTTCGCGACGCAATTCCAACGCCTGGCGCACACGCGGCGGCAGATCTTCCCGTTTCAGCGCCTTGGCCACATCGGCCTTGGCGATGCTGGGAAGCTCCACGCCCTGCTCGGCGATCCAGGCGGTCAACTGCTGCACGGCCGATGCCGCCCAGACTTCGCCTTGCGTGACGTGTTTGAGGTCGTTGTCCAACCGAGCCTTCTCCGCCTCGATCGTCCCGATGGCTTTCTCGACGGATGCCATGTCCACGGGGATGCCACGCTGATTGATCCCGTGGTCCAGGAACCACGTCTCTTGCTCAGTCGCGCCAAGCTCGCGCAGCCGCTTGTGCAGCGCACGCTCGGTCTCCACGTCCTGCCGGCAATACGCATACAACTTCTCTCTACGCGTCTCGTCGTCCCACCACACGATAGCCCCGTCTAGGTCGAACCGGCGCGGGCGGGCCATCTGCATCATCAACCGATGGCCGTCCATGTCCTTTTCCTGCTCCAGCCCAACTGCGAGCGCCGCCTGCCCGAGGCTGCCCGGCAGGGACATCGCGTATGCCATCGCCATCGTGCAGCGGCATTGCCGTATGCTGAGCGGCGGGAAATGATACCGCGGCGCCAGGATATGGTTCCACACCGCCCATTCAAACGCGACGTTGTGCCCGTACACCAAGCCCCCGTCGCGCACGTGCTCGATCAGCCTACCATGCCAACCGCGCTTATTATCCTCTGGCGTCCAGAGCGCCACCGGACCGTCATCGAAAGCGTAGGCCATGCACCAGACGGCCGTGTCAGGATCACGGACATAGTTATCCAGCCCTCGCGTGCGCAGATCAACCGGGCTGCGTGTCTCAAAATCGATATGTGCGATTGCCATTAGCGTCTACCCAAAAAGAGGGGCGACCCGAAGGCCGCCCCAAACATGCCACGCCTACCCCAGCAAATCATCCAGGGAGCTACCCTCCTCGGCCGTCTCCGCCGAGCTGCCGCCCACGGCCTCGAACTCATCCTCGGCACGGGGAGAGCCGCCGCCGGCCAGCACCTCATCCTCCCACAGCTTCTGCACGTTGACCACCTTCAGCCCAACGCCGCGATTGCCGTTGGCATCGTAGCCGTAGGCCTGCACACTGGCCCGCGCCCAATACCCCGGCTTGAACTCGTCCTGCGAGATGATCGGCACGCCTGCCTCGTCGACCAGGCCCGGCTGTTCCCACGCGCTGAGATTGACGAAAATGGCGCCGTCCTCGAACCCCTCGTAGTCGGCCTTCTCGCCCTGATTCCGGAAGGGCATCTTAAGCCCTTTGGACTTCCAGCTTTTGCCGAACTTCTCTTCGGCGGCATCCTCTACCAGCTGCTTCAGCAGGCCGAGATCCGCCCCCTTCGGAAACAGGGCGCGAAATCCGAACTTCTCGGCACCGTTGTCCTGCTCCTTCGGCCGAAAGAAGTTAAACGGGCCGGCGACCCGAAATTCACAAGTCATGAGATTGCCGGTCTTGGTGTTGATCTTGCACTGATACTTGGTGCTCATCGATGTATTACTCCTAGACAGTTGCTTCAGGAAAGGCCCCACGCTTCGGCAGCGGGGGCGGGGATCGCGCCGCCGCCCGGCAAGGCATACAGCGGCGCATCACTCTCGTCACGCTGAACATAGTACAGATGGCGAGACGTGAGCGAATCGTAGATGGTCGGCCCGGTCATGTTCATTTGCGGCGTCAACCGCAGCCCGTTGTACGTGAGAATAGGCATCGGACCGTCAGCGGTCTCCACGGTACGTGTAAGCATCATTAGTCGTTCTCCTCTGCGAATTCGCTGGCGGCATCGACTGCCACCGCCGGCCGTTTGTCGGACTCCGGCACCAACGTCAGACCGGAGCTTTCCTTCACGATCAGATCCTTGATGTCAGCGGCGTGCTGGCGCCCGAGGATCTTCTCGACTTGGGCGGGGGATTTGAGCTTGCGCTCGGAGATGTCGGCCTCATCGAACCCGTACTCGACGAGAGCTTCGGCCGTGGACTCGTCGTCCAATGCCCACTTCTTCGTCGGGCGTTTCTCCACCAGCTTGTGCCGCGGCGGGGTACGGCCATGACGCGCCTCGTTATAGGCGAACTGATCCACGGCCTTGAGCCACGCCTTCACGATGGCGCGGTCCTCAAGCGCCTGCGCCAGCGTCTCCGGGTCATACGGCAAATCGTCGGCGAATTCCATCTTGGCGACCTCCAGGGTTCGGGTTCGCAATTCAGGGCAGATCCCGGCGGCAGGGCACCAGTCACACCATGCGCCCGGGACTCGCGGCGCGTCCGGCTCGTCGGTTCGCGCGGCAGCTTCCGCGACCTCGCCAGCGAACTCCAGCAGTTCCAGCGCGTCGATGGTCCAACTGCGAATCGGGCCGTCCGGGTGCGGGTATCGGGGCTGGCAGATCGTCAGCTTCACTGTTTGCGCCGGCAGGTTCTTCTCCAGCAGCACCCCGAGGGCGTAAATCATCAACTGCGGATTGGCCTCCACGTCTACGCCCACGCCCCGGCCATGCTTGTAGTCCCATACCTGCAGTTCGCGGGACTGCGGCAGCCAGATCCCGAGATCAGACGTGCCAAACAGCGCGTGATGCAGCCGGCTGAGCGCGAATCGATGCTCCACGAAATACTGCGCTCCGGGCTCGTCAACCACCTCGGCCACGGCCGACAAGTACACGTCGACTGCGGCCACCATCTCATCGGTCACTTCGACCACGTGGCCGTCAATCTCGTGGACCTGGCCGATACGGGTGCCGGCGTACTGCTCCTTCAGCAGATCTTCTTCAGCCAGCATGTGCGCCACGGTGCCCTCGGCGGCATAGAAACTGCTCTCCGACGCCAAGCCCTCCGACAACTTGACACTTCCCGGGCAGTTCATCCACCGCTTTGCGGCCGACGGGCCGATCTTGCTGTGCGCCCCCACGGCTCAGCCCGCCAGTCGCTTGTCGATCATGGACGCCGCCTTGACGTAGAAGTCCGGGCTCAGCCTGCTAAGGGTGCTGGCGCCGAATTCCTCAAGCACTTCCAACACGGCCGCGGGGCCTTGGCCCTCGTGCTGGCTGAGCGCACGAAACTTCTCGCGGAGCAGATCCAGAGTCATCTCGTCCCCGGCCGACGGATCGGGCGCGGCATCGTCGGCACCCCTTTCGGCCATCCGCTGCATTTCCGCCGCCTTCTCCGCCTCGGTCGGGGCGCCCTGGCCGGCATCGTAATGGGCCTGCACATCGCGCTTCAGAATGCGCCCGCCCTTGCCAGTGCCTTGCACGTCGTAGATCCCCACGCCCAACTCTTCCGCCAGCTTGACGGCGGCCGGGGCGGCATCGATCTCGGGGAGGCTGGACTCGGAATCTTCGGAGATGCTGGGCGCAGGCTGCTCGGTGGGGATGATCTCCTGCACCCTGTCGGCCTCCAGGCGGCCCAGCGTGTCCACCATCTCTTCGAACGATTCGAACTGCAATGTGACTTGAAGTTGCATGTTGCTCTCCTCTGAATGTTGTAGGGGCGACGGTAGCGGGCTCTTTCGCAAAACGCAACCCCAATCAGTCGAAAATTTGCGTGAGATTCTGCACTTTCCGACGAATGGTCCGGATGATGTGCTCGTCCAGGCTGTCTTGCAGGGTGATGAACTGCGCCAGCACGGGACGCTTCTGCCCGTTGCGGTGAACTCGCATGATGGCTTGCGCATTCTGCGCCGGCACCCAATCCGGTTCGACGATCAAGACCCGGCTGGCGGCGTTCTGCAACCCATCGACTCCAGTACCAGCCGCAGCGATCTGACCCAGGAACAGGCGGCATTTGTTGCCAGGCTTGGCGAACACCTCGATCTTATGCTGCCGCTTTTCCGCCGGCGTGCCGCCCATGATAAGGACCGGCCGGAACTCGTCCAGTTCCTGGAACAAGGCTTCGAGGACGAGCCGATGGTGCGCGAACACTACAAGCTGCTCGGAGTTGCCGCGCAAAGTATCCCGGATCAGCTCGATCGTGGCCGGGACTTTGGCCAATCCGAGGTACTTACGCAACGTCGAGACCGAACCGGCTACCCCTGCCAGGGCCTTGAGTGGATCTTCGCCCGCGGCCAGGGCCTGTTCGACCTTGGCCCGTTCAGCGGACAGGCGCTGATCCAGCGTCGGGCCGGCGGCGGCCGGTTTGACGGCGTACCCAGTAAACCACAAATCGGTGTCCACCTCGCCCGCTTCGACGTTGTATTCCGCAATGGTCAGCTCTGGTAAATCCTGCAACACGTCTTTTTTCCTCCGTCGCAGCATGGCTGGGGCCAACAGACTTTTCAGCCCGGCGGGGTTCTTGACGCCGGTCACCTTCAAGCCAAACCCGTTATCGTATGTCTTGCAATACTGATTGATGTACCCCCAGTAACTGAGGTCCGTCACGCCGAAGGCCCGCAGCACCGGCCAGATTTCATCGGGCGTGTTTGGCGCGGGCGTACCGCTGAGCGCCCACACGTATTTGGCGTGGGCCACCAGCCCGGTTTTGCCGTCGCACTTCCCGCCCAGCACCGCCTTGGTGCGCTTGGCCGAGCGATTCTTCAGGAAGTGCGCCTCGTCGAGCAGCAGCACGTCCGGCTTCAGCCACGTCAGCTTCTCCATGACCGCTTTGCGGGCCAACAGATCGTAGGAGCACACCGTCACCCCGCCCTCGATCGGCTCGTCGCGTCCGGTGTACATTGGCCGCACTCGCCGCTCCTTTTTCGAGAAGCGCCCGAACTCCCGCGCCCAGTTGGCCCGCACGATGCCGGGGCACAGCACGAGGATCGTCTCGGCGCCGACATGATCGCAGGCCGCGATACCCTGTGCCGATTTCCCAAGCCCCATCTCGTCCGCGAGATAGGCCCGCGATTTGCGGGCCA